GTGGCAAAATCACATCCTCACCGTGATTACAACATCAAACGTTTTCCCCGCCATGGGGTCAGTTCTAGGGAGCTTCGGCAAACTAGGTGAGGGCTGACAACATGGCGGGATTTTTATTTTATGCCTAAGAGATTTACAGAAACCCTTAAATGGGACGATCCATGGTTCCGTGCCTTGTCACCTGACGCAAAGCTCCTTTGGTTCTGGCTCGTCGATAAGTGCGACAATGCAGGAATCATCACGCCAGACTTCGCGCTTTGCGAGTTCCAGACCGGAATCAAGCGAGCGTGTGAAAAGATGCAGGAGATCGAGAGCCGAGTCGCTGAGATTGCTGATGGTAAATTCATCGTCTGCAAGTTCATCGAATTCCAGCACGGTAAGCTATCGCGTGAGTGCAAAGCACACAACCCGGCTTTTCAATCACTCGAAAAACACGGAATGCTCGATGAAAATGGAGAAATCAAAGGGTATCCATACCCTATCGAAAGGGTATCCATAGGGTATCCATACCCTACTGGTATAGGTAAAGGTAAAGGTAAAGAGATAGGTAATGGTAAAAGTACAGAAAAAGAAGAAATCGAATTGCCTTTTTCATCGCCTGATTTCCTGATGTTTTGGAGTAACTGGGAACAGCATCGCATTGAGATCAAAAAGAAGCTTACGCCGACGACGAAAAAGCAACAGCTTTCCAAGCTCAGGGAGATGGGAGAAGCGCGAGCAATCGCAGCGTTAAAACACTCGCTTGCCGGTGGCTGGCAGGGAATTTTTGAGCCTGACAACAAATCAGCGAAGCCGCAATCAACATACGCAGACCGTCACCCGACCGACCCCGAAGCAGGGCAAAACCTAGACAATTTCCTACTACCATGAGCGACCTAAAAAAAGAACTAGACGAAATCCTTGCAAATGTCGAAGCGATGGCAGAGCAAGGCGAGCAAATGCCCATCAGATTGCCCGCAGGCTACACGCCGCCGCGCGTTTCAGAGCCGCAGAGGGTGCATATACCCATCATAGGGCAAACTGCCCGCCACGGCGATTCTGTGAACATTTACGGGGATGAGTGGCAGGCAGCATACGAAAGAGCAAAAGAATGCGCAGAAGCTGGAGGATTAATCATCGCCTACGGTGGGCGCGGAACGGGAAAAACGCAGATGGCTTTCCACCTCGCCAGAAATGCCAACTTTCCAAACGCCTCATTTCCGCCGATTTACAAAAACGGATTTACACCAGAGCATCGAAACCGACCAGCTATCTACCTCAAAGCCATGGAAATCTTTGTGGATTCTAAACACTCGTTTAATCGGAAGGAAGCTCCGACAATCAAAGAGATTTTGCAAAAGCTGGAAGATGCGGCATTCTTGATCATCGATGAGGCGCAAGTCAGAGGTGAAACGAAATTTGAGGATGACTTGCTCACCACGCTGATCGACAAACGCTATGACGGCGTTCGAGCAACGATGCTTATCACTAACCTAGGACGGAAAGAGTTTGCTGCCACGCTCTCACCGTCGATCATTTCCCGTATCGAGCAAATCGGATGCGGGATAGAATGCAACTGGCAGAGCTACCGAACCAAGAAACCAACAGAACAATGAACACAGAAACAGACACGCCGAGGACGGATGCGCTAATGCCAGACCAAGGACAAAAGCGTACCATTTATGAGCACATTCAAGTCATGGAAACACACGCTCGAAAACTAGAGCGAGAGCTAAACGATGCAATGGCAGCACTGCGGAACTTGACGCATGAGATCGGCAAACATGAAGGCGCAAGCATGATGCATCCACGGCTCACCAGAGCGATTGCGGCAGCAAATAGACTAATCAACGAAAAAAAAGAGGACGAAAAATCCATTGATACATAAAGGATTCAGAACTATTTTCACTTTTCTTGCAGAAATCGCTTTACAATTTGCAAGGAATTATTGTATTGTGAGCGCGCCGCGAGGCAACAACTACCAACGACATGATCGAACACATCCAAAAACTAACCGAAGCCGAAGCCAAGCTCTTGCTGCTATTCGCAATGCAGGATCTGCGCAAAGCAATCTACAACCCATCACCAGCAAACGATGCGACCACGCTCGGCTGGCTCACGCAGAAAATCGAAACCCTCAGCAAAGAAAACACACAACCATGAAACTAGACACCACAGACACCATCATACTCACGGTCGGAATCATCGCGATCCTGATCGCAGTCATCAACGCAGCTCTCTGGCTGAGAGTTCTCATCCAACTCTACCGCGAGGATACCGGCTTCGACCTGCCAGCGACCGACCTCGACGGCTCGGACGCGAAAGGCTCCGGCTATCACGGCGAGAAAGGAGGTGACCAGTGAAAGTAATTGACAATGGCGGCTCAGCATTTCCACTGGCATTCAATAGCGAAGGAATGAGCCTCCGTGACTGGTTCGCTGGACAAGCATTACCAGCAATACCACATATCTATCACGATCTTATTCTCACATCGGCAGGCGCGGCTGAACTCGCATACAAAATTGCAGACGAAATGATCGAATCGAGAAAAGGGGGGCCGCTATGATTGACTTCGTAAAAGCGCATCCCTTTTTCACCGTGTTTTGCCTCATTGCGGGGTTTTACATGGTAGCGTTTGCACTGAGCTTAATCAACCCACCGAAAGACCCATATGAAGACTAAATTCCTAGAAACATTACACACGTTTGCCATCGTATTTTTAGCTGGACTATTTTACACCCTATTATTAACATTCGCAGCTGGGCTAGTTGCCTGGATAATTCTACCATAAAAAACATGAACACACCACGAACAGACGCAGCCACGCGCATGGCTTTCTCCGGCGAATACATGGTGCCGATCGAGGACGCACAGAAGCTCGAACGCGAGCTTGCAGAAGTCACCAAACAGCGCGACGATTACAAAGCGGCGTGTGACCAATATAGCGAGGACGAAATGCTTTGCAAGTTGCAGGAAGTCACCAAGCAGCGCGATGCGTTGGCTGAGGCTTTAGAGGAGTTAGAAAGAACTGCTGGTCAGTCTACATTGTGGGATGACCCAGCTAGGCACAATGCTAGAAAAGCCCTAGCCGCAGTGAAAGGAGGCAGCCATGAATGAGCGCGCCTTAGAACTAGCGACCGCGCTGGAGGCTGAGCTGCTGGGGCAGTTCGACAAACTTGAGGCGACGATGCAGCGACCAGAGTTCGCATCGTTTCCAATCGACGAGCGCATCGAGATCGACCGCAAGCACTCAGAGATCTGCGGTCTGTATTTACAAATGGATTTTATCAAATATCAAATTTCCAGACTATGAACATGACAAAAGAACTATCGGACTCCCTGCTCGCTGCGTGCAAAGCGGCAGGGATTGAAAACCCCAGGTATATCGCTCAAGATAAAGACGAACCGTATGTTTGGCATTATGACTTAAAACCAGACACAGAGGAATCAGGCATGTGGGCTATTGACAACGGCAACGCCACGAAAATTTTCCACCCTCCCTACGCCAGCGACTGGAAAGAGAGCTTGCTGGAGTGGGTTGATCATATTGCTGACACCAGCAAAATGATCGATGATGCTTGCGAGATCGCGTATCATGCGCACATCCAAAACGGCTCCAGCTTTCGCTGGAGCCGTCTCGATTGCTACCGCGCTGCATGGCAGGATGCGCTTGCGTGGAAAGGAGGCGGCGACCAAGCAAGCGGCATCGAAGCCATGGTTTGCGATGACATCGCCAAACGGCAGCAAGTGGGCATTGCTAAGTATGGCACTACCGTAGCTGGGAACCCGCTGACTCATGCGGAATGGTTGCAACATGCCTACGAAGAATGTTTAGACATGGCTGTATATCTGAAACGAGCCATGGCAGAGAAAGGAGGTGAGGAGCTATGATATGGGTAAAATCACGATTAGGCGGATGTCACATAGTAATTTCCGATGTAATAATCATAGAGGTATACAAGTCGTATTCGTCAAAAGATTGGGTATATTATTTTCTTAATCGCAGATCCATAAAATCATACGAAACTATGAGAGAAGCAAAAAAAGAGGCAATCGAACATTGTGAAAATATACTAGCTAGAGGGCTTGCGCAATTAGAGAAAGGAAAAACAAAATGACTAACGAACAAATAAACATCGCGTTTGCTGATCAAATCCAAGCGTTGCTGAATGGGAAATATACACCGCAAGCGAATCAGTCAAGATCAGATGATGCTTGCAAACTTGGTTATCGGAAAATGATAGACGAGTATGCAGGACGCAGAACCGAAGCGCAGGTTTACGAACGCGCATGGCGAGATGCGCTCGCATGGAAAGCCATGGCAGAGGAAGAGAACTGTAATGAACCAACTTCTTTAAACTTCTCAATGGAAATCAGACTAGAACGACATGATGAAATTCCAGCTTTTGGAGCGTTCTTGCGTTGCGAGGAACAGCACGATAAAAGCCCTGTCATTTACCTGAATGTCCAAACATGCATGATACCTGAACTTGAAAGCGAAACTGGGACAATCATTTCAATGAGTAGAGATGACCGAAAACGCTTGATAATAGAAAGTTTGATGCATGAGTTCGGACACGCTTTAGAGAGTCACTTTCGGATTCCTGTAAATGAAGACGCTATTGAATCCGCATGTATAGCATGGGAGATAGCCTATGCACTAGGACGGGAAGGAGGCGTAAGTGAGATTTGATAAATTTGACGCCGTAATACTTGGTTGGGTTATGGGCGCGGTTATGAATGGCGTGATCACCACCATTATCGAAGGAGAAAACACAGTTGGCAACCTATGCAAACAAGCCATCGAGCGCGGATACGCTGAATACGTGGTTGACTCGGACGGCAAAACAACTTGGCAATGGAAGGAGGCGAAATGACTGACGAACAAATCAACATCGCCATCGCGGAAGCGTGTGGTTGGCATTGCAATCAATTTGGGCTATGGGGTATCGACTTTGCGGATGGTGTTTCTGGATCACCTCCCAACTACTGCAACGACCTCAACGCTTGCCATGAGCTTGAGAAGATGCTAGATGACAAGCAATTAGCCCGTTACGCTCAACAAATTATCGGCTCAGCGCGCCGTAAGATGAATATTCCTGACCACGAATCGCACTACCCTGTCCCTTTTATAATTAGCGCAACCGCTCGTCAACGCTGCGAGGCTTACCTCAGAACCCTAGGGAAATGGATAGAATGAAAAACAAACAAAAGCAAGCACGGATCTCGCATCTTTTCCGCAAGCGCAAGAGCTTCTGGTGGGTATTGCTAGCCAATCGCAACCCTGCATGGGAGAGAGCCTATGAAGTATCGTGGGAAGGCATGAGGAAGCGACACAAACAAAAACCATGAAAATCTCAGACATCATCGAAATCGTAGCGGCAGAAATGGACGTTGATCAAGACGAAATTACCAGCAAAAGCCGAGTGCAAGAAGTTGCAGACGCTCGTGCTGTCGTGCAGGCAATCATGCGGGATCGAGGATGGGTGTTATCGCGGATCGGCACCGTTTTCGGCACGGATCACCACAGTATCATGCACAACTGCCGCAAGATCGAGCAGGCGCGCGCCATGGTCAAAGCCTATGATGCGGTTAAGACCGCGCTAACAATCTCCCAGCCGAGTGGCTGATGGGAACTAATGCCTCTAGACCTCGCAATGTTCAGGCGCGAGGCTAGGGGCGAACTCACAACATTTGACGCTTGCCAACCGCTCAGATTGTTGTATCTTGATTCCGTGACCACTACCACGGTTCATTGCATCGTCAGCAAACTTTACAGCCTCGGCATCGGCATGGGCGAGGCTCGCATCTTCGTCATCGCTGACGGTCGAACCATGCGTGAGATCGCCAACCATGCCAAGGTCGGACTCGTCTGCGTGAACAACAACCTGTGGGTGTTAATGCAAAAGGGCTTAATCACAAAGCAAACTGGCAGACCGTCAACCTACCACCTCACGCCGGTGGGCAAGCGAGCAATCGCCGAACTGACCAGCTCAACGAGATGAACTCATTCCTTCAAGCAATCGAAAACCTTTCACGGCGCAAAGTGACGCCCTCGTGGTTTCGTTGGCGTGAGTGGTCAGCGATGGCACCGGCAATCCGCAATCGCTCGTTTTTCAGCGCCACAGTGACCTCAGCGCGCGTTCTGAACAAGATGCGTAACATGTTGCTGGACTGGCAAGCGGACGCCACAGAGGAGATCGTGGACGTAAACACGGGGGAGTTCGTCACAGCGTATAAAGAGACAGGACTCGCCAAGTTCCGCGAGCGTTCCGCGGAGTTCCTGATTCAGGAAGGACTGGCAACGCCTGCCGACTACAAGGACACCAAGATCACCAACGTCGTTTCAAACGCTCGTTTACAGTTGATCTACAACACGAATCTGGAGCAAGCGTCAACCTTCGCGCAATGGCAGGGCAGAATGAGAAACGAGGATTGGCTGAACCTGAATCCCGCGGCTCGCTTCGTCCGGCGCCCGGGAGCGCGCATCAAGCGGCAGCGCCATGTTGAGGCTGAAGGTGACGTGAGACGATGGGATGACTTCGCCTATTGGCGGTTCCAGAACGCAGCGGACATCGGCGGCTTTGATGTGCCATGGGGTCCGTTCGGCTTCAATTCCTACATGGTGCAGGAGCCGGTCAAACGAGCCGAAGCCGAGCGCCGCAAGCTGGTCAGAAAAGGCGAACGAGTCAAAGCTCCGAACGTCGCGCAATTTGGCGTTGACCTCGGGAAGCAATTCAACGCTGGCGTCGATGCAAACATTGACGACCTCACACCCGAACTGGCAAACGAAGCACGGAAAACCATCACAGACAGGCTCGGACCGCAAGCAATCGGCAGAGACGGAAAACCCACACTCGACGCGCTCAAACAGGCACTGAGCGGAAATTACAAGCCGATTCAAGCACCTCAAGCTCCAGCGGCTAAGCCATTGCCAGCGCCTAGAAAGCGCGCAACTCGTAAACCTGAGCCAGAGACGGGTGAAACTGAACCAGCAGGATCGAAAGTGACAGACAAGATTGTATTCGGCAGGATCACAGGCAAAGAGAAGGAGGTCAGGAAGAAATGGGATGACGTAAGCAAGACAATCGACTCAATACACGGAGATGGACCATTGCCTCCCGCACCAGTAAAGCATGAAGAATCAGGTGGATCTGTGAATGGGCAATATCGGAGATTCGACAACGAAATTACCACATTCAAAGAGGGCGCGATCCCGATGACGTTGACGCACGAGATAGGACATTGGATCGATTACAGAGGATTCAGAAACATACCAGACGCAGAGCCTCCAATGAAGGGCGACAAGGTTTTTGCTTCGTATTCTCCACTGTTCAAAAAGTTCATCAAGATCGCCAAGAGCAGCAACAAGATAAAGGAGATCAAGACAGCGTATCTCACCGCGAAATCCAAAAGATACCTCACATCGAATCACGAGATTTTTGCGCGTGCTTATGCGCAATACATCGCCACAAAGTCGAAGAATCCAGAAATGCTCGAAAACCTGAAAAACAGGCAGACAGGAGCGAAAGGGAGAAGCTATCCCGATCAGTGGGATGATGACGACTTTGTGCCGCTATACAACGAAATCGAAACTATATTCAAACAAATCGGATGGCTAAAAATATCAAAATGATCAACAAGATAATCGATGACCTCGCAAGGGGGAGATACGATACGGTCGATGAAGCGGTCGAGGATCTCATTTCCTACGGCGAAGATCCAAAGGTAGCGCTCAATAGCGTGCTGGCAATGGCTCAAGTCGATGTCATCTGAGAGGCATCAAACTATGTTATACCAAGATTTTACTAAGCCATGAAAACACGTCAAGCTCAAAAAAATGAACCCTCGCAAGATCAAGGAAAGAAAGTTCGCGGCCGTCCGACTTTGGCGAATGACGAGCGCAGAAACAAGATCCTCGACGGAATCTCTAAAGGCACGCCGTTGACGGTCATCTGTCGCGAAATTGGCATTGCAGACTCGACGGTTCGCGATTGGATGGGCAATGACGAAACCTTTTCCCGCGACATCGCACGCGCGAGAGAACTGGGATTCGACGCGATAGCAATGGAGGCGCTCAGGATCGCCGACACGCCATTGGAGGGCATCGAGCATACCGACACACCAGACGGTCCGAGGATCAAGCGTGCCGACATGCTGGGGCATCGCAAGCTACAAGTCGAAACACGTCTCAAGCTGCTCGCGAAGTGGGACCCGAAACGTTACGGCGACATGGTTCGCCAAGAGATCAGCGGTCCAGACGGCGCACCGATTGCTCAAGCGACTGTTTCACTCTCACCTGAGCAAGAAGGCAATCTTGCCGCACTCGTTGAACTAGCCAAAGGAAAGGCAAAAAAATCATGACAATAGAAATTCTCAATTTGATAACTCAACTGATGATGTGCGATGATCCGACAATGCTAAAAGAGTCAGATCGCGACAAATTAGACGCATGGGCAGACGAACAATCTAGATTGCTTGGTTTTCGCAACTGGATTGACTCATACCACTGGAATAAAAATGACTCCGACTGAGTTTTGCGTCCGAGTTCTAGGCATCGTGCCATATCTTTGGCAGTGCGAAGCCATGGAGTCGGTGGCGATGGAACAGCCGACAAGCGTAGTCGCAGCGAACGGCAGCGGCAAGACGGCAAGACTTGTGGCTCCGCTCGTGCTTTGGTTCCTGCACGAGTTCCCGCGCGGTCAGTGCATCTTCACCAGCGGATCGTGGATGCAGATCGAGAAGCAGCTATGGGGCGCAGTCAAAGTCTATCAACACCGATTCCCACACTGGCGCTTCATGAGCGAGGAATTGCGCACGCCCGAGGGAGGCTACGCGTTCGGATTCAGCACCGACAACCCGGGGAGAGCCGAAGGACATCACCCGAAGATCGGCGGCGATGTGGATCCAGTATTCCTGATCATTGACGAAGCCAAGACGGTTCCAGACGCAATCTTCGAAGCGTTCGACCGATGCACGCGGAAAATGGAACTTTGGGTGTCGTCACCTGGAGCGCCCCGCGGTCAGTTCTACGACTCATTCCACAAGAACTCCAGCCTCTACAAGACGATCCGCGTGCCATCGACCGACTGCGCTCACATCAGCGCGGAAAAGCGGGAACTGGACCGAATCAAGTATGGCGAATCACATCCGCTCTACCGATCAAAGCACCTCGCCGAGTTCACCGAGGACTTCGACCGCTTGGTTCTCGCACCAGACTTGCTACGCAATGCACTCGATGCTCAGCCGAAGCCAAACGCTCACGGTGAGATCGTAGCATTCTGTGACTTTGCCGCGGGACGGGATGAAAACGTTCTGGCAATTCGACGAGGCAATCACGCTCGCATCGTCCGAGCATGGCAGGAACGGGACACAGTGCAGGCGGCACGCGAATTCATACAGATGTTTCAAGCGGAAGGACTAACCGCCGGTCAGATTTGGGGCGACGCTGACGGACTCGGCACCGGCTTCTGCGACCAGTTCGCGGAGATGGGCTGGCACATCAACCGCTTCCACGGAGGCAAGCCAGCAAGCGACAAGGACGAATACGCCAACCTGATCGCGCAGGTCTGGCACGTTGCCAGTCGCGAGATCGAGCGTGGACGAATTCACGTTGGTGAACTCGACCCGACCACATTCTCACAGATCACGACACGGAAAAGCGAGTGGAATGAGACGGGCAAACTCCGCGTCGAATCGAAGGAGAAGATGGCCGCGAAAAGCATGAAGTCACCAGACCGAGCAGACGCATTGCTTGCTTGCATTGCACTCGGTAGCAGGATCAGCGGAGCCATGACGGGAGCGGCATCGGTTACCACATCGCGGAACACTTTCGCCAGCCGAACGGTCCGAGGTTTTAACGCTCTGTGATTTTACGCTTGCCATAGGCTCTGTGACGTGCTATTGCGATGCTCACCATGACCGCAGACGAAAGAAAAGGCATCGTAGCGCCTTTGCCAGCTTCCTACCGCACGCAGGACTATGACCTTGCAAACGTGACGCCAGAGCAAGTGCGCAGCATTCTACGCAACGTGCGCACCGGCAGGCTGGAGGATCAGGATCGACTCTTTCGGATGATGGTTGATTCTTGGTCGCGTCTGCGTAAGTGCATCAATGAGATCGCTGGCAACGTCACGTCATTACAGATCGAGATCAAGCCAGGTATTCGCGAAGGTGCCGAGGAGCCAACACCGCAGGCATTGCAAATCTATGAGACAGTCGAACGAGCGCTTGAATCATACGCACCACGTCCGAGCCATTGGGAACTCGACACGAAGGGCATGATGCGCGCGCTCATCGACGCCTACGCCAAAGGAATCAGCGTGGTCGAGATCATCTGGCACACCGAGAACGGCATCGTCTCACCGCGGTGCTATGCTCCAGTGCCTGCGAAATACCTCGCCTATCCATCCGCATCGAATGAGATCGACCGCCTCATGATGGCACCGAACGGCGTCAACTATGACACGCTCATCGACTTCCCGCCCGACAAGTTCCTGATCGCCATATGGCAACAAGGAGGCTGTCATCCAATCCATTCTGCCAACCTCCGCGCGCTCACAAAGTTCTGGCTCGGTGCAATCTACGGGCTGGGCTGGTTCATGCAATACGCGCAGCTTTACTCGATCCCATGGCGACATGCGGAAACTGACGGCAGCGACGAAGCAATGATGAAGGCGCAGGAAATGCTCGAAAACATCGGAACCAGCGGCTACGCGGTCACAGGACCGGGCGTCAAGTTCTCCATCATGGACGGCATCAAGGGCGGCGAATCGCTGCCACAGGTCGCGCTGATGAACGAGTCAGACAAAGCGTGTGACATTCTCATGCTCGGCCAGACGTTGACAACGGACGTTGGCAGCAGCGGAAGCCGAGCGCTGGGAGACGTGCATGCAACGGTTCGCGGCGACATTCTGCAAGCGGTCGCGACATGGATCGGGCAGGTCGTCACGACTCAGTTGATTCCATCAATCGTTCGTATGAATTACGGTGCAGGCATTGCCAGTGAGGACATGCCATACGCTGAAATCGTGATTCCGAAGCCGAAAGATGAGAAGGCAATCGCCGAGCGCATCAAGATCGTGACCAAGGACATCGGTCTGCCAGTCTCGAACAAATGGATCTACAACGAACTCGGAGTCGAAGAACCGCAAGAGGGCGAGGCACTATTCGGTGAGGTCGAAGATCCGCTCCCATTGCTGCCAGAGATCACCGAGGCGGCTCGTGCTGACATCGATTTTAGACCGACCGAGGACATGGCGAAGGCAGCGCAGGACGCGCTTGAGATTCGCCGACAGAAGCCAGCATCGGAGCGCGGTATGACCTCAGTAGGCATCGCACGGGCAAGGGACATCTCCAACCGTTCCGAGCTATCAGCAGAGACAGTGAAGCGCATGGTTTCCTTCTTTGCTCGCCATGAGATCGACAAGAAGGGTGAGACATGGAGCGACAAGGGCAAAGGCTGGCAGGCATGGCACGGCTGGGGTGGCGACGCTGGCAGAGAGTGGGCAAACGCAAAGCTCAAGCAGATCGAGAATGACAAATGAGCAGATGCGTGAGGTCGCGGGGCAATGGCTCTCGCCGGTGGATCAGATCTTTGCTGACCTGATCGACAAGAGCTACACCATGACCGCCGGTGCATTTCAGATTGAAGTGCAGCAGGTCATCGATCGCATTCCGCAGTTGTTTTTCCTACTCGATAAACGAGCGCTTGAAACGTCACTCGAAAACGAGATCGGCGCGGCAATCGTCAAATCACTGGAGCGAGAATTATGAAGATCACCATCACAGCAACAGGACTCGATCCAGTGAAGGCGTCGATGATTCGCCTGCAATCGGCATCGGTGCGCAAGGTCGCGGTTCTCACCGGCGCTCAGGATGCACTGGAAGTCGTCGAGAAATACTACAACATGAACGGCTCAAGGCTTTGGGAGAACCCATCGCTGCCGACTCATGGACCAGGTAGGAAAAAAACGCAGTGGTGGCGTAAAGTTTCGGGCAGTTGGTCGATCATGGGAGCGAGTGGATCAGGCGTGACGCTGCGCAGCAAAGGTGCCATAGGATTCTCTCACAAAGTCACCGGTGGGACGATCACCGCGCGGCGTGCAAAGTTCCTGACGATCCCCATTGTGCCAGAGGCTCATGGGCTGACAGCTCGGACATACAGCCGGACAATCGCGCCGCTATTCGCGGTCAAAGGTGTGCTAGCGCAGGCAGATGAAAACTCTCCCACCGGTATCAAGCCGGTATTCGTGCTGAAGAAATCCATCACGCAGAAGCCATGGAAGAATGCACTTCCACCGGAGCAATCATACATCAACGCATTCGCGAACGGAGCGCTTCAAAGCATCATTGCACAGGTCGAAGGCACTACTTAAAAAAAAGCAATTACAAGCCAGAATCGGGTGGTAATCTTCTATTCGAAATGGCGAACGAAATCATCAGTGCATCATTCCAGACCGAAGTGGAAGCTTTGGCTGAGAGCATTGTATATCTCCCTGAAGGCGAGCATGAAATCCATGCTACCGTCAATGGCAAGGCTGCCAAGCGCAAGGTCACGGTCGATGAGTCGATCCTCGCTGCGTTCGCAAGCGACTTGCAAGCTCGCCAATCTCGCAACGTGCGACCATTCGCAGGCTTCGATCACAAAGCCGGTCCTGCATCATTCATCCCGAAAGAATTCCGATATGAATCAGGCGTCGGTCTGGTTCTCGACATCGAATGGACGCAGGCAGGCAAGAGCGCCGTCGAAGGCAAGGACTACTCCTACTTCTCGCCAAACTTTCTACTCGCCAACGGCACGCCAGCAGGATTGCCGACACATGGCGAGATCGGTTCGCTCGTCAATGAGCCAGCATTCGAGGCGATGGAAAAGATCGCCGCATCATACAACGAAACCAATATGGACATCAAACCACTAATCGAACTCGGTCTAGTTGCCGAGGATGTTGACCCGGAGAAAGCAATGGAAATTGCCAAGCTCGAAATCGAAGCCATGAAAAGCAAGATCGCTGAGATCGAGGCTGGCTACATGACAAAAGAAGCCGACGCGGTGCAAGCTGCTGCTAACCACGCCAACGAACTGGAGACAGTCACCGCATCGCGTGACGCTCTCGCCAGCGAAGTCGAAACACTCAAAGCATCTCTAGCTGAAATTGAGGACAAAGCTGCTGACAGTGTGATCGACGAGGCTGTCAAAGCTGGTCGCATCGCTCCGCAAGATGACAAAGCCAAATCGTTCTGGAAGGCTCAAATCAAAGCCGATAAGAGCAATCTTGAAATTCTCAACGCCATCCCAGCCAAACCAGTGAACGGCGAAACCGTTCTCGCCGGTAAAGCTGACGAAGGCACCAAACAAACCGAACTCAAAGGACTCGCACTTGTCGAAGCTTCCTTCAAAGCTCAAAACCAATCTCACTAAACAAACAATACCATGCCCAACAACCTAACTCTGTTAGACCTTGCCAAGCTCAACGGCCACGACCCAATCGTAGGTCTGATTGAGGAAGTCG